CTACCTCCGTCCAACCCTCTTCGTAGGCTGTCAAAGGCCCACGTCGAGAGCTGGGGGAAGTAGGGTGGCTCAATTTTAATAAGGCCACGTATTGAGAAGGTCGGAACCAACTCAACTACGTCAGCATTAGTTCGCTGGTAGAAACCTTCACAAAACGTGAAGCTATCCGCCGACACGAACGTCTTCGTTTGATTCAGTTCGAGCCCTACAAAGGTCGCAAGACGTTTGTAATGGTTAAACTGTTTCTTTGTACAATAGATCCAAGCATCATCGCCTTTGATTCCAAAGTCGGAGATGTGGATTTTCTTTAGAATTAACGCGTGAAGGAGTTCTAGGATCGTCCACGAAAGTGGAAGACCCATGAAACAACCTCGCGTTGTTGGTTTAATACCGTTGGCAGTCTCCAGGTCGAACTTGTATACAAGTTCGGCCGGGAGATCCAATTGCTGACAAACGTAGAATAAACAGTTGTGACTGATTGTATCAGTCGCAGCAGTAAAGTCTGAACTATAGAAGAGCTTTCCAGGTTGTTCCTTTACAGGAATAACCTTAGGAAGTTCTTTCAAGTATTGCTTAGCCCATTTTCCTTTCGTAGCGAAAGGGAAAAGAGCTTTGCGGTATCTGTGAGCAAAAGCCACGAAGCTAGGATCGTTCTTAGTGACGATCCTAGCTTTGTAGCCAAGCTCTGCAATTACAATTGCCTTCGAAGGCATAGGAGGATCCCAAAAAGGATCCACCTTTGCCTCGAAAGACTTAACATGGTCCGAAAGAGCCTGGTGCCATACATGTGATGGCACCGGGCGCTCGTACCCAAGTAAATCAAAGGTCGATTTCATTGCTCCGCCGTCAGCACGAGTGTTGACGGCGTCAGCCGAATTAGACCATATTGTAACGTGACAACGTCTAAGCTTCTGACGAAGCTTTGGACGAAGACGTCTAAAGTAATTAGAGCAGAACGACGCAAATTGTCTTTCCGTCTTTCCGTAGAAAGAAGGATCGACAGCTGCCGTAACTGTCTCTTCAAACTTTGCAAGCGCTTTCTCTACAACGGGCTTTATGGGCTCGGGTAGTGATCGCGATATGCATGACAATTGGAACAGTTGCTTCCTTGAAACCTGAAGGCTTCGAGGATGCAAGGTCCCTTTTATATTTGCACGACGCGCCGAACCTTG